TCAAATTAAGAACATATTTCCCATCACACAAGTAAGCTATATGATAAGTATGCCTAGTTTTTGTGTTTAGGTATATTCTAAGTTCAGGCTGGAGATTTTTTCCGTGATCGCACAAGTGTAAAGTATATATGATACCCAATACTTTAGCAAGATCGCAATAGTAATTTTCGCTCAATAATGTCCAAGGATCTGGCCAATTTTGCGGAGCGTTTGGGTCTAGGTAAAAAGGAATGAATGGGCATGCTGCCCAAAGTTCACTTGTCAGTTCAACTGCTGTACCAATTGAGAATTCATTTAAGTTTAATCTAAATGATTTCCAGCGATCTAAACGATCACTTGGTTGAAGTTTGAACATCAAACAAATGCTTGGAAATTAAATTTAAATGTAGCAGTACCGCTATCCATTGATACCAAAATTGAATCGGTATTTGCTGAAATGTTTGCCGCCAATCCAGAAGAAGATTCGACGTAATTGTCATCATATACAATAGCAGTGGGCGTTCTAGTAAAGGTAAATTTGCCTAATCTCAAATCAGTGGTGTTTTTTATCTCGTAATTAATGACTGTTGCTGTATTAGCGAAAGTTGACAAAACTACAGGAGTCGAAGATATTGTGAATTGTTGTGTAGCCCCTAATTGGAGATTGCCTATTCTTATTCCGGTATAGGCAGGGTTGTTAGCAGAATAATAATCTCCAATGGAAAAGTTAGCATTGTTACCATCGGAAACAAAGAAACCTCCGACAGAACCAAAATAATTACCTATACTTGAAAAATTCCTCGAGTCATTTAAATTAACCGAGACATTAGATAAAGAATCAAATCCACTATTTAAAACTCGAACCGAAGTAACGCCAGTTCCCATTATTCCTATTCCATTGCCGCTATTTATAAAACGACAACTATCAAATGTTATTCTCGAAGTGGTGCTGGTTGAGGTTCTTATAGATACGCAATTGCTATAAAATCCAGCAATCGCATTGCCTCTAAACTCACAGCTTTGTATTCTTATATTACTTGCACTATCAATATTAAAAAAGGCTCTAATAGGACTTGTATTAGAATTCTGAAATTGAATACCTGTGATTTCAATATCTTGCGGGAAAATAGCCGAGCCTGATCCTATGTTTGTGCCAGTTTGAAATAGACTGTCACATACATTTGCTACTGAACGATTTCCTTGGCTTTGTCTGATTACAACACTGTTGATCCCATCTCCTACTAATTTTGCATAAGGCGGGATTAAAATAGGGTTTGTAATTAGATAAGTACCACCAGGGAAGAAAATAGTACGCCTTGCTCTTAGTTCTGAAGGACTTACTGTTGATTTGTATATTTCTTGAATAGCACGATTAATAGCATCAGTATCGTCGGTAATATTATTACCTACTGCACCAAAATCTCTTACATTTACAAAATCGTCTAATTTCTGTTGATATGTTCTTATTGTTGGAGCTAAAATACTAGAGCCAGTTTGTGCGGGATATCCTGCGGCATTACCTACAAAAGTATAATTAACAAAACTTACATTTGAACTAATCAAAGGTATATCGTGTTCAGTAAGTATTCGTGTAAGCCCGACTGCAGGTGCTCCTTCCTCGATCGTTCCGTTACCAATATAAAGTCTTCTTGTGTCTAAACTCCAGCCTAGTTCTGCTGCGGTCAGTTGCGGAAGATCCTGTTCTAATCCGCGTCGATGTTGAATTCTGCTTATTTGTGTAACGGCCATGCTAAATCCCCAATTATTGTATATTTATCTTTGATCAGCTTACCTTAAGTTTGAACATTTTTTTGGGCAAGTGTTGTGTTTTTGAATGGTATTCATGACTGTGCATAAAGCCGCACATATTGCAGGTTTTTTCTGGTTTTTTTTGGGCGTCTAACCATTTTTCTATTGCGTTTAAATTATCAGTAGGTTCCAATGGTTTATAATTATTGTAGTAATTGACCCAATCTTTGTCATTCTGTAAGTTGAAGGTATTTAAGGTTTGATTAAGCACTGCGCGAGGCGGGCATTTGTATAAATTTCCCTGATAAAGTTGCACATAATTTTTAATGTGGCAAACTTCATGATTTTGATGCATGCCAAGATCATCATCGTAGCGATGCCATGGTTTTAATAGTTGCCCATATCCTTGATAATGTGGAACAAAATTATCATTGAACTGGTCACAAAAACTTGCAAATCCGTGTGAAAAAATTTCTGGTTGACTAGGGCTAACTAAATTATAAAATCTTTTAAACTCGCTTTCCCAATTTGGAACTCTTTCCCAAAAATATTCTGTTTGATTTTTACTTGCTATTCTAGTTTTTATAGATTCTAAAAGCATCTTAAAACTAGAATCAACTAGTGATCCGTATGGTTCATCTTTAGTGTGTTTAGTAACGGCTAAACACAATTTAGTATCATTATCAACAAATAACTCATCAATATGTGGAAGTAACCTATTAATCAAATAACCGTTAGTGTTTACCCATATAAGTGACTGATCATTAAAATACTTTGTAATTAATCTGAACCAGTTTATAAATCTAGGATGTAGCAAAGGCTCACCACCAAATATATTAATTCTTTTAGGATTGAGATGTTTGGCCCAAAATGCGATTTGATCCTCATAATCTTCTGCTTCTTCTAATCCATTAATTTCATCATGATGACTAAAAGTACAGCAACCGTCACATCTCAATTGGCAACTACGCAGTATAACTACGTCTAAATATTCAATTTGAAATTTCATTGAGTCTGGTAATAAAGAGCCACTCTGCGCATCCACTGATCACTCCAGTACTGGAAATCTTTGGGTTCTAGCACAAATTCTTGGTATTGTGGAGTTGAATTTTCGTCAGCCGGTCGAGCACACATAAGAATGACACCTGTATTAATAGCTGTTCCATGGGTGTCATTGTGAGCTGCCGCATATGCCGCCAGCTGTAGAAAATAATCGTCGATCCACTCGCGTTTCTTAGGCTTGTTCGTTTGCTTAAAATCCATGATTGCAGGCTGTCCTTTCCACACCCCGACACAGTCAGTAGTACCAGCATAAAGCCCAGAATAGTATAAAGGAACCTCGCAACCCCAATATTCGTCAACATGTTGTAATCCTTCTAAAATAACTTGTGCTGCCATAAACCACGAAGGTTGTGCAAATGGATTAGTAGGAAACTCACCTATGTCGCCATTCTTAACATAACGTTCAAGGTAAGTGTGCATACGTGTTCCACGATTAGCAGCTTCTGTAGTAATTTGCTGAGCACGTTCAACACCTACACGATTTTTCCATTCACGTAAAGCTTGTCGAGCTTCTTCAGGTTTGGTTCGATCTAGAATTGTTGTAACACTGGGCACTCGTGAGCCATCAGGAAGAGCGTAATGGCGCTTACCCTCCACGCTTTCTCTTGTAAGAGGAGTATAATCAAATTTTGATATTATCATTTAGATTCGGAAACTTTCGCCGCAACCGCAGCGATCCTTTTCATTAGGATTTATAAACTCAAATCCTTCGTTAAGCCCTTGACGTCGATAATCCATAGTAAGACCATTTACGTAAGGTAAGTCTTTGCCATTAACGTAAATTTTAACGTCATGGCTAGTATAGCCCATCCAATCTCTAGTAATTGGCGGCACATCAACATATTCAAGTTTGTAAGCAAGACCTGAACAACCGGTAGTGCGTACACCAATCATTATACCTACCCCTTTACCGCGTTTAGTAAGTTGCTGTTGTACCTTCTTGGCCGCTATTTCAGTTAGCTGTATCATGTTTTGACCTGTAATCTGCTAATGCTGCTTTAATTGCATCTTCCGCCAATATGGAACAGTGTATTTTAACAGGAGGTAACGCGAGTTCTTCCGCAATGTCGGAATTCTTAATTGAGTCCGCTTCATCAAGACTCTTTCCCTTAAGCCACGTAGTGACCAGCGACGAAGATGCGATCGCCGAACCGCAACCATATGTCTTAAACTTAGCATCGGTTATGACCTCTCCTTCTACTTTGATTTGTAGTTGTAGTACATCTCCGCAAGCAGGTGCTCCTACCAATCCGGTTCCTACACTTGGGTCATTTTTGTCTAGTTTTCCAACATTACGTGGGTTTTCATAATGATCTAATACTTGTCCAGAATAGGCCATACTTTACTCCAAAAAATAATTTTTAAATTTAGGCTGAATGTCCAAAATAGATTCGCCACGTGCTTCGTCCAGTATTTTAGTATATTTTACAAATTTTGTAAATCTATTTGGATTGTAATTATTTATTTTAAGAGTTGTAATTAAATTTGTCAATCCATCAACTGTGCAAGGTGGTGCGTCAATAAGAGTTTTTTCTAAGTCCATTATACATCCTTGTCTTAGTTCCAATGGTAAATTTTCTACAAATAGTTCTTCCTCATTATTAACCATAAAAATACTATGGCAATAATCTGGATAATTTTCTTTAAAATAAGTTACTATACTAGGAATTTCTAATATATTGTAAAGACTAGTTGTCGTAGCAAACATAACCTCGTGTTTTTTAACTAATTGTAGATTATTTAAAATCATCGACCACGACGAGCCATGCCTTATATAGTTGTTTAGTTTTCCAACACCATCAACAGATACAACAATTAGCAAATTATTAAATTTGTCTAAAGCTTCGCGAAAGTCATCAGATAAATTACTTAAGCTTGTGCTTATAATCAACTTTACATTAGGATTAACTTGTGCTAGGTTTTTTAAAAAAGACAAATTGTAAGGTTCAATTAATGGTTCGCCGCCAGCAAGATAAATTTTTTTTATATTTTCATCAATCGTTAACTCATGATTCGTTCTTGGATTCTCAACATAATGGAATTTTTTGCTCCATATGTTTGCTAATTTTTTATTTTCAGCATTAATAGAACTACTGCTATAAGGGTTGCACATTCTGCATTTTAATGTGCAAGTATTGCTATATCTTAAATCATAACTAAGTGGAACTATTTCTTTATTATCTAAAAATTTAATTATATTTTGTTCAAGACCATAAGCAAAGTCATTACTAGCTATCCAACCTTGGGTTTCTCTTTGTCTGGGACTTATAAGTCTATTCTCTTCTTGACTATAACAATCATTACACTCTTCTGGCTTTTCTCCTTGTAGCATTTTGTGCCTAATGTTATACATTTTTTTGGAGTTGAAGCTTTTTAATGAATTGTCATTTACATTGTCAGATTGCCGCTTATTACTATAACAACATATGTTATGATGATTGTGAAAGTGTTTTTCTTGATGGACAAACGGAATCGAGCAAAAAGTTTTGCTCTCTTCTAAATTTTTTAGATTAACCATTAAGATCGTTTAGATAGCGCAGATTTAGCCATTGAATCAACAGTACGCTCAGGTGCAGTTTTTGGAATTTCCTGTCCAATTTCTGGAGGCATATCTATGTCGTCTTGTAACGGTTGTAGATAAACATATTTTACACCAGTTGAATCATCCTTGATATCTTTAATTAAATTTTTAATATCTGGATTCCCTTTATATGCGTCCAATAAGTTTTCAAGATTGAACTGTGTTTCACCTGTACCTTGTACTAAGTTTATTAAACTATCAACTCTAATACGAGGTTGAATATGAGTATCGTGTGCTCTGTTTCGCAAAAACTCAATCGTGGTTAGCAAATTAGCATCACCACGTCCGTCAGCTTCATCTTCAAGAACTTCGTCGAGATATTCGTCTAGGTTCTCTGTGATAACTTCTTGAATACGCATTAACGCTTCTCTCTACCAACTACATTAGGGCCAGCTGCGGCATCAGTTGCTGCAAAACTGTCTGTATCTATGTCACTAGTCATATCAGGTCCTGGTACTTGACCAGTCATACCGCCTGGAGCCATTCCTGGTGCTGCGCCTATGCCCATTGGAGCTGCTACAGGCTCTCCGGCTAAGGCTCTAGCTGCATCATCAGCAGTGCTTCTTGCTGAACTTAACTGTTGTGTCATGTTGGCTAATAATGGCTCAACCGAGGACTTGAATGCGTCTGCTTGTTCCATACCAATTTGGTCACGGATAGTATCAAGTAATGCAGGCATCTGCTCGTTTTGCATTTTACTTACTTCTTCAAGCATATCTTGAATACTGTCAACCATATCTTTGGCTGCAAGAATAGCTTGACTCTTACCCATTTCACTTTCTGTAATAAGTTGTTGCTTGTTTTCAACCATCCAGCGATGCAGGCCTTCACGAACCATTAGCAGTTCCATATATTTTGGATTTTTTTCTGCTACGTGTACTCCGTGACTGTGTTTAATTTTTTCAAGATTTTCTGTTAAACCTTGAGCTAGAACATAAGCTTTAGGAAAGTTTAGATTGTCATAATCTATTTTGACGCCAAAACGGCTTTCCATAACTTTATTAATTTTTTTAGCGGAAGGCTTAACGCCCATTTCTGTTAATCTCATAGTGGTGTGTTCCCAAATTTTAAGTATTTAGCCGAAATTAAAGTTTTTTTCAAAATGTTCAAAACTGATCGGCGCTGCATTCTTGCATCAGCACATCTATTTAATGCTGTCTCTACTTTAAACTCGTTTTTTGCGTTTTTTATTGTGTACTCGTAAAAATCTATATCTCTGTCTAATTTGCCCAACTGTCTATCTAGCTCTAATAATTCCGCAGCTGAGTAATAATTTTTCATAGCTATTAGACAGTAAAGTATGGCATTGCTTTTAGAAACAAAATCATGTAAGTGTTGCCCGTCTTGTTGCTCTACCGTCCAACAAGTATTATTTTTACCTTGTATGCGATATGGACCCACTAAAAACCCGTAGTTACCATTGGGAATAACTACGGGTTGATTTTTAAACAATTTTAACTGTTTATTCGTCCATTCTTTGATATATTTTATACCTACAGTAGC